GAAAATTCGCCTGGTGGTGGTCGACACCTTCGTCCGAGTACACGGAAAGGACGAGAACAGCAACACCGAGATGGCCATGCTGTTCAAGTGCTTCGGCGAGATGATGGACGCCGGCTCGGCGGTGGTCTGCCTCCACCACCACCGCAAGAGCGGGACCGGGTCTCCGGTGGCCCACGAGGCAACCCGCGGGGCGGGGGAGATCGCGGCGCAGGCGGACATCATGGCGGCCATCGAGAAGGATTCCGGAGCCTACGTTTATCGGATCACGAAGCACCGGCACCTCGAGGAGGATTCGGTCGGGGAGATCGCGTTCTGCGTCGATTCCTTGGACGACGGTTCATTCCGGATCGAGCCTGTCGAACGCGACACGGCCAAGGAGGCCTCTACGTTGGCCATACACGGGCGCAAGGGCGGTATCGGCAGTTCTGCCCTGTCCGACCGGATTCTGGCCGTCCTGAGCGATTCTGAAGCGATTTCGACAAACCGGGTGGTGGAGCTGGTCAAGGGCAACCGGAACAAGATCATCGCCGAGCTGGACCGGCTCCACGCCGGTATGTCGGTCGAGCGGATCGAGGATGGCCAGCGGGTGGCTTGGAAGCTGGGAATTTTCTGAACTGGTTCCAACCGGTATCAACCCTGCCCCTCCCCCCCCTAAAGGGGGGGTCGGGGACTTTCCCGCGATACTGGTTTGATACCGGTTTTTTTGGTTTCCCCCCAGACCCCCCTTCCGTCCTTGGGCGCGACACGGTACCTACGCCCCCCGAGGGGGCTCCGGTACCGGTACGCGCCGTTTCGGGACGGTTGGAATGGTTGCATTGTTTCAATAACGTGTTGTAGTATTGTTTCGGACGCCATCGTGGCGTCCAATCGAGACGCGCCGGATGGCGCAAGGAGTTACAAGATGGGATTTTTCGCTCAAAACGGCGGCTTCGCCGACGGCAAGGAATGGGCCAACGTCGAGGCCGGCACCTACAAGTGCGCCCTGGTGGGTGTCGATGTGGTGGATCGCCCGAGCTACGAGGATCGGACCAAGCTCGAGCCCAACTTCCGGTTCCGGTTCGAAACCATCGAGGTCGGCGACGACAACGGCAACCCGTTCCGGTTCACCCAGTTCACCAAGACCTTCTACGGCAACGACATGGCCAAGCTCACGAAGCTTCTGGACTCGATGCTCGGCCGGCGTCTCACCAGCGCCGAGTTCTCCCGGCTCGATATCGACGACCTGAAAAGCCGGCCGTGGTCGGTGACCGTCGATCTGATCCAGACCAACAGCGGGAAAGAGATGAACGTGATCCTCGCGGTCAAGCCGTTCGCCACCAAGGCGGCTCCGAAGCCCGTCCGCAAGCCTCCGGTCGAGGACGACATCGAAGACCCGTTCGCCGAATAGGCGGCCACCATCTCGTCGACGTTCCCCGGCTCCGGCCGGGGACTTTCCACAAGGGATACACCATGAGCAATCGGAACTGGTAACGACTCGGGAACGCGGCGCTGGCCGTGTTGATCATCTTGGTCGGCGTCACCTACGCGATGGACGCCGCGGAGCGGTACGACGAGCGGCTCGAGAAGTCGGCAAAGCTCCGCGGGTGGCAACGGTGAGCGAACACTACCGCAAGGGCTCGATCCAAGCGATCCAAGTGATCGACGACTGGGGACTCGACTTCGCCCTCGGCAACGTCGTGAAGTACCTCGCCCGATACAAGGACAAGGGTGGCCGCGAAGACCTGATCAAGGCCGCCTGGTACCTGACGTTCGCGATCACCGGCTCGACGCTTCGGGCCGATGCCCACAAGACGGTCCTCGACAAGATGGGGGAGACCAAGTGACCGGGCGCGAAGCGTTCGCCGCGGTGCTGGCCGGATACAAGGTTCGGCGCAACGTCTGGCCCTCCGGTTACCACGTCTGGGTCGAGCGGCTCGAGGACGGCATACCGGTATCGCGATTCGCCGGCTCGAGGGAATGGCGGCTCCGATGTCGGAGCGCGAGCTACATGGCGCACCAGTGGCGCTCGAATGATTGGGAGGTTGTCGAATGAGTGGATCGGAAGCATTGCAAGCCTTGCGCGACGGGAAGCGGGTTCGCCATGGTCGATGGACCAAGGATTGCTGGATCAGCGCGTGGCGCGACGACGAGATCGGCGTCTACACCATCATCGCGCACGGCACCCCGATCTTCGTTCGGGACGTTTCGGAGGACAAGGAGTGGATTCTATGGGCGCTCCTCGAGGAAGGCTGGGAGGTTGAGGCATGAAGACGTTGGCAGATATCCAGAAGGAACTCGAGGCCGTCGAGTTCGAGATGCAAGCGACCACGGCATCGATGGCCAGACTCTACGCCAGCGTCAACCGCCGGCTCATGGATTACGAGAGCGGCGGCGACTGGATCAAGCTCCGAGACCGCATCGCCGAGGTCGAACGCAAGCTCGCCGATTCGCAACGCGATCTCATGAAGACCGGCGACTGGATCGATCAAATCAAGTAGGCCATGCGACGACATCCGAACAGCGACAAGGGGCGGGAGCCCCTTGTCTTCACGTCGAGGGTCTGCATCAGGTGTGCCCAACTCTGTCCGTTCGAGGCGTTCCGAGTCAAGAACAACCGGACCCGATCCGGTTACAGCCTCCGGCGTACCTGCATCACCTGCAAGCGCAAGATGGACCGCCTGGTGAAGCGGGACTACCGACGATCGCCGGAGCAACGCGAGCGGTTCAACTCGAGCCGGCGAGGGATACCGCACCGCGGGAACCCCGACCTGGTATCCCTCTGCCAGTGGATCGCGCATCGATGCAAGCACTGGCAGGAGGCCGGCGGGCGCGATTGCGTGGTCTTCATGGTGCCGAACCCACTCGGCGTCCAGAAGAAGCACCAAGGCGTCAACCTGCATCGCTGGTGGAAGGGCAAGACGTGGGCGACCCGCGAGGACAAACCCGGCATCTCGGTACCGCAGGGTGGGATACCGTTGTTGAGGATCGAGAACAGGATGGCCTTCACCCATCCAACCTGCCCCGAGCGATATCGGGACACCGCGAGGCTGGTCAACAAGCGCCTCGACCGCATCTTCGAGAGGACGACACCCGACGAATGACCGACAACGACATCGACGATTACGCAGACCAGTTCCTGGCATTGGCCAAGTCCGCGATGCAACACGGCATTGCCACCTATATCGTCGTCCATACCACCGATCCGATCGCCATGACCAGCCACACTCGATACGTCAACACCGCCGATCCCGTCCTGGCAATGGGCATGGTCCAAGCCGCACAGCTTTACGTTCAGGACGAGTTCTTCAACAACGGCGAAGAAGAAGAGGAGAATGTCTGATGGGAGGGCGACCGCCAAAATACAACGCAGACCGGCACCAGAGGATCATCGAGACGCTCCGAGCCGGCAATACCCGCCGAGCGGCTTCATGGGCCGGTGGCATCGATCAAGACACATTCGGTCGATGGATGGCCCGATACGCGGAATTTGCGGACGACGTAAAAGCTGCCGAGGCCGACGCCGAGCTGGCGATGGTCCAGCGGGTCCGCACCGCGGCCGACGACTCATGGCAAGCCGCCGCGTGGTGGCTCGAGCGGAAGATGAAGCAGGACTGGTCCGCGCGGCAGGAGCAGACCGGAGCCGACGGCGGCGCGGTCCAGATCCGCGTCCGTTTCGAGGACAAGGAACCCGAGGTGGCCGAATGAACGCGTGGGGAATCATCCTCTGGGTAGCGCTCGGAGTCGGGCTCGGCGTCCTGCTCTGCGTTTGGGTGGTCTCGATCATCGATGCCATGCAACAGGCCCTCGATCGGCGCGAGGGCTGATGGCCGACATCGAGCTGGTACTCCCGCGACCGCATCCCGGCCAGCGACAGATCCTCGGCGAAGCCAAGCGGATGAACGTGGTCTCCTGCGGGAGACGCTTCGGGAAGACCACGATGGGTGCCATCCTGATGGCCCGACCGCTCCTGGAGCGCGGTACCAGTTGCGGGTGGTTCGCTCCGACCTACCGGCTCCTTGAGGAGGCGTACAACGACCAGCGCAAGATCTTCCACCCGATCATCCGACGGGCCGTCGTCTCCCCGTATCCACGCATCGAGCTGATCAACGGCACCGCCATCGACTACTGGACGCTCGGGGAGCCGGCGACCGTTGCCCGCGGACGCAAATACGGGTGGGTCGGCGTCGATGAAGCCGCGATGTCGGCCTACCTCGAGGAGGCTTGGACCCAAGCCATCCGGCCGACCCTCACCGATTACCGCGGGTCCGCTTGGTTCTTCTCGACCCCCAAGGGTTCCAACTACTTCAAGGTGTTGTACGACCAAGCCGAGGTTGATCCCGACTGGCAACGGTGGCAAATGCCGACCTCGAGCAACCCCTACATTCACCCCGACGAGATCGAGGAGGCGCGGCGCTCCTTGCCGTCGATCGCATTCCGGCAGGAGTACCTCGCCGAGTTCGTCGATGCCGAGGGCGCGAGGATCAAGCGGGAGTGGCTTCGGACCGCACCGGTGCCCGCCGGCCAGCGGTTCATGGGCGTCGACCTCGCGATCTCCACCAAGACCGACGCCGACTACACCTCCGCGGTGGTCCTGACTCGGGACGATGCCGGCGTGGTCCATGTCGTCGATGCCGCTCGGATTCGGGCACCGTTCGACGGCGTCCTGCGGTTCGTGCAGGACATGGCCGCGAAGCACCAGCCGGCCTCGATCGGGATCGAGCAGGTGCAATACCAGGCGGCGGTGGTGCAGGAGCTTCTCAGGCGCACCAAGCTCCCCGTACGGGGCCTCCGACCGGACAAGGACAAGGTGACCCGGTTCGGACCTCTCGAGGCGCGGTACGAGCAGGGGCTGGTGTCCCACGCTCCGGACCTGCCGGCGTGGTTCGTGGACGAGATCCTGTCCTTCCCGATCGGGAGCCACGACGACGCCGTCGACGCGATGGGTTACGCTTGGTCGGTCCTCGACCGGCGCTCGAGCTTCGCCGCGGTCTGAAAATAATCGGCACAATTTTGTCCGAACCCTTGCGCCCCATATAAACCGTGCCGTATTATCCCCATGTCGGCACCACCGACGAGGAGTAACCAATGGATATCAAGATCGGATCGAAGTTCCAGTGCGCGAGCCCTTCGGGCGACCCTGTTGCAGGCGTGTACAGCGTTGTCGGATTCGCCGTGGATTCAGCTCATCGCGTGTACGTCAAAATCAGCCATGACCTTACTGGCACGGTGATCGGTATCATGCCCGATCCGCGGCATGGTGGTTGGTGGATGCATCGCCTCAACCCGCGCAAGTATGGTTTCGTCCAGTTGGGATACCGGACAATCTGACACCAAAGGCCCCGGCAACGGGGCCACCGTCCACCGGTAGGCCGGTGCTGATGAGCCCAAAGGGCGAAACGGAAAACCAAAGGGATACCAAAATGAACTACCAATCGCTGACCGCCATGCAGGTCCAACTCCTCGACGCCGTGATCGCCCAAGCTGGCAACGGAGCCACCAGCGTCGAATCGATGATCGCCGACAACTTCTCCTGGTTCCGACCCAAGGACATCCGCGAAGTCACCGGGTGGACCAAGGAGCAATGCGCCGGCGTGATCAGCGGGGCGCTCGAGGCCGGGCTGGTGACCGAGGAGGAGCGAAACGACTTCAGCGTACCGATCGAGGTCTGGGAGATGCTGGCCGAGGCCGGCCACGAGGTGAAGTCTTGACCGGCGATCGACGCCACCAGAACCCCGGCCGGCCACGGACCGGGGTTTCCGGCCCCCCGTGCAAGTCCTGCGGCGGGGAGACCGGACCCCGCGGCGCAACGTGGGAATGCCGGACCTGCCATCGCCGCCAGCGGGTCGGCACCGGGCGACCGCAAGGCAGACCACCGAAATCGGGTACAATCGAAACCTCACGGTAGTACTCCTGCTCTACACCCTCCGAGACCATGCCCTCGGAGGGTTTTTCTTTTCCCCGTGGGATAATCGGGACATGGGAATCCTCGACCGCGTTCTGGGCCGCAAGGCATACGCCAACCCCAAGGAGCCGCTACCGCTCCCGATCGGCCAATCCCGCGATATGTACCTAACCGGGTACGGGTCGGGCCAGCTGGTCTCGATGCTTCGCCGCGTCCTCCCCGGTTCCCACCGAGACTGGTCGGCACAGGCCGGCGACCTCGGCCTGAACTCGATCATCGCTTCGGCGATGGACTGGTACATCCGGAACTGGCCGCAGGCCACCGCGCAGGTGATGCGGCGGGTGGACTCCCAGCAGGCCGAGCCGCTTGAGGACCATCCAATCCTACAGCTCATCGCCGAGCCGGAACCCGGCATGGTCGGCAACCTGCTTTGGGGATGGATCGTCCAGGACTACAAGCTGTTCGGGAACGCGTACCTCCGGAAGCAACGCATCTCCGGACCGGGTTCGCAGGTGGTGGCCTTGCAGTACATCCCGCAGGACATGATCCGCCCCGTGGGCGACGGCCGGAACCCGCTCACCCACTACACCTACACGACCGACGGCCGAAGCTTCCAGCTCGAGATCGCCGACGTGATCCACTTCCGGTATGGGCGCGACCCCGACGACATCCGCCTGGGACGTTCTCCGGTCCAGTCGGTTCTGCGCGAAATCGCCACCGACAACACCGCGAGCAGCTCCGCGTTCGGCCTTCTGGCCAACGGAGCCATGCCCTCCATCATGGTCGGGCCGGATGCCAAGGACTCGGGCCAGATCGACATGAGCCCCGACGACGCTCGGCAGATCAAGCGATCCCTCCGCGAAAACCTCACGGGCGACAACGCCGGCGGGATCGTGGTGATGTCGGGACCGTACAAGGTCGATCGCGTCTCCCTCACCCCGTCCGAGCTGGCGCTCGATTCGGTGCGACGCGTCCCCGAGGAGCGGATCTGCTCGGCGCTCGGCATCAACCCGATGGTCCTCGGCCTCGGAGCCGGCCTCGACCGATCGACCTACTCGAACTACGAGAGGGCCCAACAGGCGGCGTGGGAGGACGGCATGGTTCCGCTCCTGCGGATGGTCTCCGACACCCTTACCGTGGCGCTCCTGCCGGACTTCCCCGAATCGCAGGAGGGCGACTTCGTCCGGTTCGATCTGGCGAACGTTCGAGCGTTGGCCGACGACCGCCAAGCCGAAGCCGAACGGGCCGAGCGGTTGTACAAGGCGGGAGTGGCGGATCTGGCCGAGGCCAAGCGTATCGCCGGCCTCGAGGCCACCGACGACATGGTCGGCGTGATGCATCCGAGCGCCGCTTCGGTGGTTCCGCAGGAGCCGGGAATCCCCGCGGCGGTTCGGTCGATCGACATGAAGAGCCACCCGACCGAATCGATGCAGGCCGCGGCGCGGAGGGCGCTCCGGTGGAAGGAAGAGGGCAGGGCCGGCGGTACCCGCGTGGGCCTCGCTCGAGCGCACCAGATCGACAACGGGGAGTTGATCTCCGAAGATACGATCCTCCGGATGTACAGCTTCTTTCGGCGTCACGAGGTCGACAAGGAGGCCGAGGGATTCGAGCAGGGCGAGGACGGGTTCCCGAGCCCCGGCCGCGTGGCCTGGGACTTGTGGGGCGGCGACGCCGGCTACGCGTGGGCGACTCGGCTCCGCGACAAGATCCTCCGCGGGGAGAAGCTCGAGACCAAGTCGGACACCTGCACCCACGGCTCCGAGGTGCCGTACCAGTCACACCCTTTTTACGGGTGGTCGAGCATACCGGACGAGCGGTAAAGGCGACCGGCAGGGACGCGGAGATATACCAGGCGGCCCAGCGGTTCCGCAACGGCCTGATCAACCGCGAGGAGACCGCGGTGGCCGACATCAGCCGAGCGTATCGAGCCGCCACCGCCCAGCTCCTGCGCGAACTCGAGGCGCTCGAGGGACGGCTGGTCGAGCGCGAAGCCGCCGGCGAACCTCTGGCCGACGCGGCGTTGGCCATGCGGGACCGGCTCGAGCGGTTGATCGACCAGCTCCGCGGAAGGCTCGGCGAACTCTCCCCCGAAGCGGTCGAGATCGTTTCCCAAGGGCAACAGCTGGCGCTCGAGTTCGTGAACTCCGAGACGGGAAACCTGATCCTGGCATCGACGGGCGACAAGGCTCGAGCCGCCGAGATCCTCGGCACGTTCGACCGCCTCCCCGACGAAGCCATCCGCGAGTTTGTCGGGTTCTCGAGCGACGGTTCCCCGCTCGCCGTGCTGTTCGATTCGATCGCGCAGGACGTCCCCTCGGCGCTCCAGCTCACCCTGTCGTCCGGCATCGCGCAGGGCAGGAACCCGCGGGCGGTGGCGAGGGACATGGTGATGCTCGCCGACCTCCCCCGGCGTCGAGCGGAGACCATCGCAAGGACCGAGATGATTCGAGCGGCGCGAGAAGGCCAGCGGGTGATTTACGAGTCGTCCCCGGTGGTGACGTCCTACCGCCGCGTGGCGACGCAGGACGCCCGTGTCTGCCTCGGTTGTCTGGCATTGTCCGGCACCATGCACAGGACCAGCGAGATCATGCCGTCCCACCCCAATTGCCGATGCGTCATGGTGCCCGTGACGCCGAGCCTCGCCGAGATCACCGGCGATCCATCGATCCCAGACCTGCGGCCTGGAGCGGTGAACGCGGACCAAATCATGGCCGGCCTCGACCGCTCGGAGCTTGTCGGCATCTTCGGCCCGCGCCGCCTGGCATTGTTCGAGGAAGGCGTACCGATCGCCGACATGGTCGAAGTTCGGCAAGATCCGCGGTGGGGACCGACCACCCGCATCAAGCCAATCAAGGACATTGTGGGATAACTAGGACATGGAAATGGACTCGATCATTGGCGGCGAGGTCAAGAGCGACCGTCTCGGCCACGTCAAGGGCTACCTGGTGCGCTTCGGATCGCCGAACGCGGTCGATCTCGAGGGCGACTGGTTCGCGCCGGAGACCGACTTCGGGTTCCCCGTCAAGGCCGGCTCGAGGGTTCCCCTGAACCTCTATTACCACCACGGGATGGATCAGAAGGTGGGCCGCAAGTCGATCGGTACCGGGTACGTCAAGATGGACGAGACCGGGCTCTGGTACGAGGCGCAGATCGATCTGGCCGACGAGTACGGCCGGATGATCGCCAAGCTAGCCAAGGAGGGCAAGATGGGCTTCTCCAGCGGCGCGGCGGGGCATCTCGTCGAGCGCAAGTCCACCGGCACGGCGTCCCAGATCGTCCGCTGGCCGATCGCCGAGGCGTCGATCACCCCGACCCCCGCGGAGTGGCGCAACACGGTGAAGTCCATCGAGGACTACTACGGGATGGGCATGGAGGGCGAGATGGAAGAGATGGAAGAGATGGTTCCCCCGCCGGCTCCGAACCAGTCCCCCGAAGAGTTCGCGAACGCCGCCTTCGCCGACATGAAGTTCGAGATGCTGCACGAAGCCATCGAGGGCCACTACGAGGCGCTCTGCGCGGCGATCGATTCCCTCGCGGACGTCGAGCAGGACCGCCTGCCGTTCGTCCTGGCATTGCTCGATGCGTTCGCCGGGAAGGTCGGCGCGGTTGCCGAATCCCTCGAGCTTGATGTGAAGAGCCTCCGGATGGTCTCCCCCGAGACCCTTCGAAACACCGAGCGCCGGTTGCGGGATGCAATCGGCCTCAGCCGATCCGACGCCAAACGGCTGGCACCGGAGATCTGGACCCTCCTGCGGGACGCAGGCCAGACGACCGATCCGGAACCCATCGCCGAAGTGGAGGTCAAGTCCTCCCCCGACTCCGAGCGGGACGACATCCTCGCCCGTCTCGGTCTTCTCATGGAGCTGAAATGAACGTCGAACAACTCAGCGAGAAGCGCCAGACCCTTCTGGCCACCGCTCGCGAACTCGCCTCGAGCCCCGAGGGCGACATGACGCAGGTGAAGTCCCTGATGTCCGAAGCCGAAGGCATTGCCCAGCGCATCGAGGCCATCAAATCCCTCGGCGAAATGGCCCCCGTGGCCAAGCCGGCGCAGATCGATGAACCGTGGAAGTCCGGTGGTGTTACCCGCAACCCGTTCACCGGTACTCGCGAAGAGGCCAACTACAAGGCTTATGCTTTCGGCCAGTGGGCCCGAGCTATCGCCGGCAACCGCAAGGCGGCCGAATGGGTGAAGAACAACCTGAAGGCCCAGTCGGAAGGCACGACCACCGCTGGTGGTTTCACCGTTCCCGATCCTTTGTCGGCTGATCTGATCTACCTCCGCGAACAGTTCGGTATCGCTCGCCGCAACTGCCGAATCTACCCGATGTCCTCGGACATCTTGAACGTGCCGAACGCTTCGGCGTCGACCACGGTGTACTACCCCGGTGAAAACACCGCGATCACCGCGTCCGACCTTACGTTCGCGCAGGTCCAGCTCGTGGCGAAGAAGATGGCCGTTCTGACGCAGGTTTCCAAGGAATTGGCAGAGGACTCGATCATCGACTTTGGTGCAACGCTGGCGCGTGACATGGCGTTCGTGATGGCCAAGGAAGAGGACCGCGTTGTCTTCAACAATGCGGTGGATTCGACCTCCGGCATCGACGGCATCTTGTATGCGGTCAACAACTTGAACGCGACCAAGTCAAACATTGCCAGCCTGGTTGTCGGAGCGGCATTGTCCGGGGCCAGCTTTGCCAACTTCACCCTTGCCAACTGGCAGGCGTGTGTGGCCAAGCTCCCGACTTATGCGACCAACGCCAAGTGGTATATGCACAAGGATCTGTTCTTCAATGGCGTGGCCGACAAGCTTATCGCTTTGGGCGGCAACGCGATCATGGACATCCAGAACGCATACGGCGCGAACCCGACTTTGTTCGGTTACCCGATCGAGTTCGTTCAGAATATGCCGAAGACTCCTGCGGCCACGACCCCGGTTGCGCTTCTGGGCGACCTCTCGGTCGGCACCGCTTTCGGCGATCGCCGCGGCGTGACCATCGAGGTTTCGGATCAGCGGTACTTCGTCGAAGACGCTCTGGCGTTCAAGGGTACTCAGCGGTATGGCTTCAATGCCTTCGATCTCGGAAACGTCAGCGCCACGGCTTCGGCCCGAGTTCCCGGTTCCTTGATCGTTCTGGCGACGTCAACCGCCTCCTAATCCCCGCCCCCCATCGCATGGTGGGAACCGACCCCTCCGGTGGACGCACCGGAGGGGTTTCGTCTTTGTGGGATAATCGGGACATGGGACTCACCCGCGCCGAAGCCATCGCCCGTGTCTCGCTCTGGTGCGACGCGACCGCCTACCCCGAGGTATCGACCACCGATATCGGGACCGTGGTCGATCAGTTCGACCGCTTCGCCAGCTGGGCCGCCAGCACCGCCTACGCGGTCGGGGACAGGATAGTCCCCACCACCCCGAACGGGCGCGTGTACGAGGCGCGTAGGGCCGGCACGAGCGATACCACGGAACCGGACTGGCCCACCGCGCCGTGGACCCAATACCAAGGATGGTGCTACTCCGACGGCGCGTCCGATCCGCAGCTTCTCTGGGTCGATGCCGGGCCGGCCAACGTCGAGCGGTACGACGTCCGATCCGCGGCGCGGCAGGTCTGGCTGATCAAGGCTTCCCGCGTGGTCGGCGAGATCGACGCCAAGGACGGCTCCGCGGACGTCAAGCTTTCCCAGCTCCGAACGCATTGCCTCGAGCAGGCCGAGAAGTTCCGGCCGGTGGTGATCGTCTGATGGCTCCCCAGCTCCGCGAGCGTCTCTCCGCATCTTTCGTCCGGAGGCTTTGCCAGGACCGCGTCGAGGTCCACCGAGCCTACGTCGAGGCCGACGGCATGGGCGGCGTCACGACGACATGGCGAAAGATCGACACCATCCCGGCGAGGATGATCAACAAGTCCGACTCCGAACAGATCATCGACGACGCTGTTCGCTCCACCGCGGTCTGGGAGATGCTGGTCCACTCCGGCTTCGACATTCAGGCCCACGATCGGGTGACGTTCCCCAGCCAGCCCGATCGCATCTTCGACGTGATCGGGACCGACGAGGGCCAGACCGAGCTGTTGATCCAGAAGGTCGGCCTGGTGGAGCGGATGGGATGACCGAAATAGCGCCGTGGATTACGTTGGTGGCCGTGATCATCTCCGGATTGACTTTGGCCCATACCATGCGGAAAGGATCGGAGGATCTCCACCGGATTTTCGCCGAGCGGATCAGCAAGCTCGAGGCGCTGGTCTCGACGTTCAGCACCGGCATGGTGGCCTTCGAGGCGCGGATCGAACATCGCTTGGAAC